TCGTCGCAAACAATTAAAAGTAGATGAAGTAATCAAGCACAACCGCTTCGGTGGGTATTGGGCGTAAAACAAGATAGAAATGAATAAGAATGAGATTAAACTTCAAAAGAATAATTCTAATCGTGATTGGAGCGATTTAGAATGGATTCAAGAGTTTCATTCCTTTTTGCAGGGTGATATTCCAGAAGGAATTTCTTTAGGTGATGAGTATAAAGTTAAACTTACTCCAGAGCAATCAAGTACTGTTATTTGGTATCTACAAGAACACTTCCCCATACTACCGGATTCGATAGAAATGTGTGACGTGTGTAAGAGATTGTATGATAGTTATTCCGAAGGTTGTCATTACGAGATTGAGGGAAAGAACTTTTGTGGAGCATGTGAAGATGAAAGTGAGGCTACATATTGCGATAATTGTATGTCTGATATGTGGAAATCAGAGGGTAGAGATGAAGATACAGGGCTTTATCTCTGCAAGAAATGCAAGGAGAATAAGAAGTAATTGACGAATAACATAAAGATAGTAATGAATATGAGAACAATAAAATTCAGAGGTAAAAACTTATATAATAACGAATGGATATTTGGTGACTTGATTCAGTACGAAAGTGGTGAAATGGCTATTTTCAGCAAGAAACTTTCCCAATATGGATGCGAAGCTACTGAAATGTTTAATAGAAGTAAGGTAGAAACTACAACTGTGGGACAATTCACAGGCTTATTCGACAAGAACGGAAAAGAAATCTATGAAGGGGATATTCTTCACACTATTACATTTGGTTTTGAACCAGAAGAATATACAGCTATTATCCTATATGATAATTGTCGTTTTCAACTTTCTAATGGTCGAAATTTATTCTATTTCGGGCAATCTGATCTTACAAAAATGGATGATACTATCGTGATTGGTAATATCTATGATAATCCCGAATTAATTACCCCATAACAAATTTAGAAATGAGTGAAATGAGTATAGAAGAGTTTAATAAACAGGTTGAGAGCTTAGCTGAAATCGGTTATTCAATTATCGAGAAACTGGCTCGTGAGGTAATGGATAAGGATAAGAGAATATCTTCTTTTACTATGGCAATGGGAGTTTATTTCTTCTCCGATTATGATGGATGCCACATTGACGAAGAACTTGGAAGAAGTGGCGAATATGGTGCGTATAAGTATTATAAAAAATCAATATTTGACCCACTGAATAATTTTCTTTCCGAACATAATGAAGCTTTTAAATTCACAGGAATGCCTATGCGCTTTGTTAGAGACGGTGAAATAATAACAGATTGGTAATAACCTTCAATACAAAATTAGATATGAAGAAACAATATGTTATCGCCCGCTACTGGAGAGGGGCTTACGTGGAAACAATGTGCGAACCGACAACACAAAAGGATGCCGATAAGCGATGTGCCAAACTTCAAGAAAAAGAA